CTCAGTTCTCTCTAGGTCAGAGAGCGTGTTCCCAATATAGACGATAGTTTTAAAATTGCCCACATCCACAGCGCTTCTAATCGCTTTTGAGATCTTGGAGATGCCATCGTTGACACGTTTTTGACTCTCCATGCGGTATTGATCTCTTCGTTTTATAGCTTCTCTAGTAAGTTTTCTAGCCTCGTCCGCAGGAATGATTCCAAGAGGCGTTTCCTTGAAAGCGAGATTGCATGGGGTCTCAAGGAAAGAGCTCCCTTCTGCGCATGGATTCGAGTTTCTAACTTTGTCGAATCGGAACGTCGTGTTTGATGTGCTCGCAGAGGTAGGCCCGCAAGAGTGATTTGAAATGTCCATTCTTAAGGAGTCCTCAACATCTTGAATCATTCGTCTCTCAATGGATTTTCCTATATCAGAGAACATGTTTATGTCTAAGTGAGAGAGTTTGTTTGATCCAGATATTCTCTCTGCTACAGATACTGCTTCTGCGGTTTTAATCATCTTTGATAGGCTGTCAAATACTCTTACAGGACATGAGTATCCATTTTTTCTTAACGAATCTCCTAGCTGCTCTTTAATTCTTTCTAGAAGAAGCATCTTAGCTCTTTCCGAAACTATCGGTGATTCGACAGCCTTGATTCTAGCTTTAACTATCTCCATTCCCGCATATCTTACTGGGAGAGGTTTGGTAAGAAGAACGCAAGTGCTGTTTTTCAGGTAGCGGCAAACCCAGACGTCAGTCATGAATCGTGGTTCGGCTAGTTTTTTCTTCTCCTTCTCCATTCGAAGGTGATTCTGATAGTCTTCTAATCTGAGATATAGTTTAGTTGGCTCTTGAAGATGGTTGTCTATCAGAAGTGCTTTGATTTGAGGATTGATATTTTTTAGTAGTGCGATCTTATCCTTCATTTTTTCCATGTTGTTGATGTGACGTTTCTGTAATCGCTCTACTAGGATTAGTGGTGTTGAAACGTAGTAGTTTTTAACTTGTACTAGGTCAGTGCTGTGCAGACCTTCGTCGTTTGTATCTCTAAACAAGTGCTGTAGGAACATCACTGTCTCGCCGTTGTCTCTTCTAGCTATAGAGATGTTTAGCCCTATTCGTTTTTCTTTCATATTGACTCTCCTTTTTTGTTTTGTTTTATATTAATATTATAAGCTATTTTTTTGAAGTTGTCCATTGAGGGTGCGGCCATGTGGAGAGCTGTTACTTTTTTACCTCGAGGGAGAGAGAGTTACTTTTTTACCTCGAGGGAGAGAGTTTGTGGTATGTGTATTTTTATTCGTCTTTCTATTAAAATAGATGCAAATTTTGCGAAGCCTGTTAAACTTTTTCATTTTTGGTTAACTTTTTAATTCACAATATAAGGATCGATTTTTCTACTGCCGATTTCCCTCTTGAATTTTCTTTTGTTTTTCTTGTTTTGCTTTTGAGTTACTTTTCCTATCTTCGATAGAAAAGTAACTCTAGGGCAAGCAAAAGTCCCAAGCGGCCAAACCAAGGCTCCAAAGAATCGAAGCCCCAGTTGACACTTAGGGGAAAATAAAGTATAATAAGTTATAGGTTAAGTTACAAGTTTCTCAAGCTCTCTAGTTTGGGTTCTTTTCAATATAGATTCGCGCTTTCAACGATTTACTCCCAACTGATGGTGATCTTGCTCTTATCTCCTAGGTGGAAGTCCACGGAATACCCCTTAGACTCTAAAGACTTAAAGATCTCCTTAAACTCTTCATAACTAAGGAGGTCTACGCAAGAAACGTTCCCAGCTCTTAAAATTAGTTTACCCACGGATCTTAATCTTGAGTTAGCTAGGAACTGAGCTAACATTCCAAAGAACTCCATTTGTAATGGGGTTGGGTTGGGTATCTCGTAGACCTTGAAAGCTGTAGGGAAGTTGCTAAGGATCTTTAAGTTTGAGGCTAGCGCTTTCTCGTCGAAAGATGTCTTGGACGCTCGGCCTGCTTCGAATCCCCTACGATAACCCTCACTTCTTAGTTTGTCATCTAAACACTTTTGATTAGCCTCTTCTCGACGTTGCAACCTACCCTTCTCGAACTCCGCGGCCTCCTCTCTTCGAATCATATCTAAGAACCCTTGTCTAGATCGAAGGAGGGAAACTGGTTTACGAGATACTTCCTCGTACAGGTCTCTAATCTGACTTAATTGAGAGTTAGAGTTGGGGGTGAAGGCGATTACACTGACATGGAAAGCTTGCACGAATGGGGTCGCAGTGTCGTCGCGATTAAGAGACCCTAGAACAGCCACTCTTTCTCCTGCGTAGTAGCCTTTAGCCATAAGAACCACCGTAAATATGGACTTAGATTTAATGGTTTTCAGGTAGGGCTCACATCTTAGAACTGGCCTTGGGTCCGCAATTCTTTTTTCGAGGTCTTCTGCGGTTAAGAAGATATCTTGTACTAGAGAAGGCTTAGGTGAAAATGCTTTCATGTAGGTGCTTTTTCTGTCGTAGTAGGCTACCTTTTCATTTAGCTCTTCCTTTATTCGCTTTAGGTTGAAGGGGTGTGATTTGACGGACACGGTTGTTGGAGGGGTTTTTAGAAGGTTCATTGTTTTTTCGGGGATTGGCTCTAAGCATCCGAATTTGGCGCCTGAATATGTTTCTGCGATGTATATAGTTATTTTAGTCATTGGTTTCTCCTTTTTCTCTATGGTTTTCTTTTACCTTATAATACATTATATACTAATTTTTTATATTTGTCCACTAGATTGAAGATGGTGAGGCAGGGTGGGTGTAGTGGTAGAGGTAAATTGAGTAGTAGAAAAGGTAAATTGAGTAGTAGAAAAGGAGAGAAAAGGAGAGAAAAGGAGAGAAAAGGTAAATTGAGGTGGGACGTCTCCTTCAACACTTTCTCACAAATCCACCGTCTAACGACCTTTTCCATCCAATCTCACCTAATTTCTACGATAATTTCTTTCCAAATAACCGATCCGAACAAACTTACTCTCGAAACTTTTCCCTTGTTTCTGAGAGTCCCTAATCCTATCCAGAGCTACCTGAAAAATGCGGGAATTAGTCCAATTTTGGCTCAAATCTGAAACCTGAAAAAAGGACGCAAAGAAAATCCCAAGCCTCTTCGCTCAGGATACGATTAATTTGTATGCAAATAACTGGCGTGAACATTTGCTCACACCAGGAGATAAACTTGTTTCTGAGAGTCCCTAATCCTATCCAGAGCTACCTGAAAAATGCGGGAATTAGTCCAATTTTTTTTCTCGTTCAGATTGCTCTAACTCGAAGATCTCTTCCTTAACCTTTTTAATAGCATCTCCATACACACCGAGGTCGTACATAAGTTCATCAATATCACTATTCAGGCAGTCCACGTTGTACTGGAACTCCGCAAGATCTGTTTTACATTCTTCTAGATTTCTCATACGATCTCCTTATCACTATAGCCGTCTGGTTTCCTTTTATGTTTAGTTACCGCAACAGTGTAATACGCGCCGTCCGCATCCATGAAGCTTATTTTGGTAGCTGTCATGTCCTGCGCCCGCATGAAGAGGCCATTTCCTTTGATAAAATCAAATAGATTTGAGATGATAGCTTCCTTGTTAAGATCTGCCTTCTTCTTAGCCTTCATAGTGAGGACTTTGCCGAGAGTGGATGGTGCCTTGTCTTTTACTTTTGCGGTCTTTGCTTCTATCGCATCTACTACTGGGTTGGAGATCTCATTGTGATCAAAGCTATAAAGCTCCTCTGCTTCGCCTCTGTCAATGCCTAGTTTAGACATAGTTGCTACTATAAAGTTCTCTTTTGCTTTCTTTTGACTTATCATATTAGATCTCCTTCTCAGCGTGATTTATTTTTTTCTTTTTCTCTATATATATATTATACCATAAAAATAGGAGATTGTCAATAGACATTTTATCGCAGACTTTTAAGTTTAGAAACCGTTGCGGCAATGACGCGTTCGCTCTCTCTCATGTCTAGTTGAAGGCTTATGATATCTCGCTGCGCCTGAGCTCTCTTTTTGTTCTGATACTCAATTTTGGATTCTAGCGCGTTGATTTCTTCTGAAATAACCTCTGCGTCTGTGAGAAACCTGTCTGAACCCCACTTGTAACATGTCACGTCATCCGCAACCGGCACTGCCCACCCCTCACACGAGCATTCTATATCGCAATTTGAGTTGCAATTAAAAGGATCTTGATCACAGTCGTCGCAGTCCGCATCACATTGACATTCTATGCGCTCTTGCGCCTCTTCATGGGCCTTATCTATGTTACTCGTGTTAACGAACCCTTCGAAACTCTTAGTTCCACCACTTTCAATTATGAACATTCCATACTTAGGCATCTTTTCCCCTCCATGTCTTTGCGAATTTAGTTGACAGTCTTGCTAGTTCAGCTGTATCTGACTTACTTCGTCTGTGAAGTTCTTTGATCCGAGCGTTAGCCAGTTTGATCTCAGAGCGAAATTTTGTAATGTCTTTATTCGAACGTGCGATTCGAATGGAAAGATAGTCTAACTCCCTTTGATCCAGCTCCTTCCGAGTGTAAAACTTCTCTTCGAGCTCGTCGTAGTGAATGGTATCCATAGAGACTTGCTCTGCGTGCGCGTTGCATGTGCATTCGGGCTCTATTCCGCCATCTTCTTCATCTTCTTCATCATAGTCTTCATAGAGCTCGCAGTTACAATCGACGTAGTCCCAAGCTTTATCATCGGCTTCCTCTTGAGCTTCTGCGTGCAAGAATCCTTTAAACTCACGGCTCTCGTAATCTGATTCAGTGAACATTGCGAATTTCTTCATAGTACCCTCCTATATGTTTTGCTTCATTTGATTTCTTTACCCTATAATACATTATATACTATTTTTTGATTGAGGTCAATGAAGGTGGGGCGTGCGCTTAGTTGCGGGATCGAGGGGGCTGTTCGAAAAGAGGTCACTGAAGGGCGGAAAATGGCGTAAAGCGAGGGCTCCTGGGACACCGGCCGATGGCGAGCGGAGTTTCAAGATGTGTCATGAGATACTCCGGGATAAATGGGTTGAGTTTGGAAGTCGGTATTGGCTCCGGAAAATCTGCGTAAAGAGGAGGTAGTGGGAAAGCTGCCCGTGCACGGACAGCAAATAAGCCCCATCAATTGATGAGGCTTTTTTTTAAGCTCTACAGAATAGCTGTATTGGTTTTATCATTTCCTTTTCAACTAGTATTTCTAAAATGTCGTCTGCGGTGATATTTTCTTTTGTTAGTAAAATTTCATTCTCGGTTTCTAGTATATCTTTACGCCCACTGTCTGAGTGGGTCGTAAGGAATAATTGAGTGTCTAGCACTATTTCACCTCTTTTCTAATTGGGTCTGGGAAGTCCGGCTCTGGAACGGTTCTGTCTAAAACTGTTTCTTCTAGACCGTAACCATCAGGTTTTCTCTTGTGTTTAGTGACGGCAACAGTGTAATAAGAGTCTTCGGAGTCCTTAAAAGTAATTTTAGTTGTTGTCATAATCCTAGCGCCTATCATGTTCGCTTTAACGAATGCAAAGACCTTATCTATGATGTTTTCTTTTTCTAAATCAGATTTTCTCTTAGCCTTCATAGTTAAGACCTTGCCGATTTTAGAAGGTGGCTTCTCTTTTGCTTTTTCCGTTTTAGCTTCTATCTCTGATACTATGTCGTTGTCGATTTCATTATGGTCGAAAGACCAAAGTTCTTCGGCTTGTTCATATGTCATTTGTAGATTTTTCATTGACTTATTTAAAAATAGTTCTTTTTCTGTTAATTTAGCCATTTTTCATTTTCTCCTCTTTTTCCTGTTTCTCAATTGCTTATAACTTATTATAACATGTTTTAACCAAAAAAACAAGCTTTTTCAAGGTTTTTTCACTAAAAATATCACTTTTTTCGGGATTTTTCAACCTTGTTTTTTAGTACATTTTACCCTTGACAAAAGTGCGAAGCTGTGGTAGAATTATAAAAACTGTCCGTGAGCGGACAGCCCCGAGGTTTAGAGCATAAAAAATGAAGCCCCTAGGAAAAAAGGACTTCATATTCTTTTCTGATTTTGATTGAAACCTTTTCAACTCCGATTGGAATTATAAAGCGGTCATTTCTCATGTACTGCCAAGTCGGTTCAGTTTCTCGCCATAGGTTAATCATGTTCTCCTCAACTCTAAGAGTGGAGAACCGACTTTTCAGAGGTGGTGATAACCAAATTACATGAATTTTTTTGCCGTAACCTCTTCGGTGTTCTGTCATTCTTCGCTTAGGATTGTTCGTTGTACCGATTTTGAAAAGTCTTTCTTCCTTATCTCCGATACGGATAAAGTAAATCCACTGATGTCCTTTATTGCCTTTATTCGGCAAGTCTTTTAGTAGCATTTTCTACACCTGTGGCACTACCTCTATTGAGATAGCACTTCCGTTTCTGTAGATTCAACGATTGGAGATTCCTCTTCCTCTTCCTCTTCTTCTAGTTGCTCGTAACGGTCGATACCAGCTTTTGGAACGATTGGTTTAATTTGTAAGTCGAACGCACCACCATTCACCACTAAAGTACCTTTTGTCATTCCATAGTCTTCACCTGAAGTTACAGTCATGCCTTGTTCCACTAATGCCTCTTGAACTTTTGCCATAATCTCGAATTTGAATACTGCCTTTGGGTTTACTTTTTTCATTTTAGCCATGTTGTTTATCCACCTTTCAAGTAGAAATCTTATTTAGTTTCTGTTCCCTTGCTATGTACTAATTATACCACATTTGAGATATTATGTCAAGTCTTTTTCAAAAATCTTTTTTTGTGACTTACGGCTTTCTCAATTGCTTATAACTTATTATACCATGGATACGGATAAAACACAAGGGGTAATACTGCACAAGATTTGGGATTTTTTGCTTCAAATCTTTAGTACATTTTATCCTTGACAAAAGTGCGAAGCTGTGGTAGAATTATAAAAACCTTCCGCGTGCGGACGGCAAATAGAAAGAGGCTAATTTCTAGCCCCTCTTTTTTACTTTGCGTTACCTTCAGCTTCTGTGTAAAGTTCTAATATTTCATTCGCTCCAACTTTGCCCCAGTCGCTAACATGGTCGGATTCTGTTCCATTGCTTATCATGTCGAGATACTCCTCTTCGGTCATCTCTTTTTCGAACCCCATTGCTACCAATAAATTAAATTTTACTATCATGCTTTCACCTGTGGTGCAAGGGTGGGACTTAAAGCTTCCCACTTGCTTGCATTTCCTTTCTTTTTTTCTGTGGAATAGTCCAACAGTATCGATTGATGGTCTTTTTCATTTTCTTGTGTTGTTTGAAGCATTGCGCCATAATTTGAGTTTCGATTAAAACATCTGAAAGCCCTGTATGGTCCTCTTCAAAAGAGTTATCACCGGTTAAGTATCTATAGCCGACCTCTGCTGATGTTTGAAGGTTCCCCGCAGGTGATACGAAATCATTCTCAAAAGCAAATTTTACGAATCTCGTTTGAGTGTAAAGAACTTGGCAAGCCATTGACCAAATACATTCGAACTTAGTGCCATATGGAAAAAAATATCTGAATTTGCTTTTAGTTAAAAATCTTTGAGTTGTGTTCAATGCTGACATGTCAAAGTTTGCGTTGTATGCCATTACTGTTTTTATACTGTACTTTTTCATTAATGCTAGTAAAATAACTCTAGCTGTATAAAAGTTAACTACTTGAAATTTTTTGTTTTTAATCCCTTGAAGATACATAGGAATTTTTTTTGCGTAGTATGCTGACTGCATTAACTCTGATTCACCATAGAAAATTTCTGATATTATCAAGGATTGAGTCTCGTAAATGTTTCCTTGCCTGTCTGTCACTGCAAAACCTAAGTCATACACCAAAGAGTCTGTTGTATCGTTTGCAGTTTCCACGTCTACTACTAAAAAATATTGCTTTTTCATTTTAAAGTCTCCTTTTGTTTTACGTCCTTTAGACGATTTAAGCTGTTTCTCAATTGCTTATAACTTATTATACCATGGATAGACCAACTACGCAAGAGGGAATATTGCACAAAGATTTGGGATATTTGAGATGAATCTTTGTATAGTTTTTTACTTGACAAAAACTTCAAACTGTGATATGATTGCGTTTTACCTTCCGCGTGCGGACGGCAAAACAGAGACCCTTTCGAGTCTCCGATTATTGCTATTTGTCAACCCTCTCTTTTAAATCGTCCCACTTTTGATTCTCTTCTGCGGCTCTTCGGCTTCTCCTTCTTCTTGTTTGTTTTCTTCGATTCCGTCTCACTAGAGAGTAGACAGGAAGTAGAACAGCCAACGCAATCCATGTAACGGGACCGTTTAAAAATAATCTTAAATAAGATAAATCTATGTTGTAGTACTCTTCAATAAAATAAACTACAGTAAGGGCTAAAGAATAAAGAATTATTGTTACTAGTATATTAAACATTTTGCACCTCTTCCTTTTAAAGTGATGGTGCAAGGGCTATCCCTCGCACGCTATGGTTGATATGATTTTTTCTATTTTTTCTAAAATGTTTTCTCGGTATGTTTGACCACCAAGAGGAGCTAAGCACTTTGTAGCATTTACTGATTTTCTAAGTTTTTTAGTGTTCCACCTTTTAAGGACTTCTCTGTTGTCGTCTACTAAAATTTGGTAGTCCTTACAACCTTTTTTAATGATTGACTGTTTGGGTGTTCCGTAAGGAATTGCAAAAAATCTGTCTATGTCTAGTACGTATTGGCTACCCAACCAAGCAGCTTTGGAAAATTCACACTCTTTCTGATACTTATAGGTTGCTTCCATAGGTGTCCAAGTAATAACTCCGATTTTTAGATTAACTTCGTATATGTCTGCAAGTTCCTCTATATCAGCAAATAAAGCGTATATGTCTAACATAGGTCTTAGTATCTCGAATATCTCTTGTTTTTCGTCCCTAAGAGCTTCCAACCAACCCTCTTCATTATATAAGTCTGCTATCGTTCCGTCCATATCAAACCACACATTTACTTTTTTCATTTTAAAGTCTCCTTTTGTTTTACGTCCTTTAGACGATTTAAGCTGTTTCTCAATTGCTTATAACTTATTATACCATGACTAGAGCAAGAACGCAAGAGGGAATAGTAGCCAAACATTCGGGATTTTTGATCTAAATCTTTGTGCAATTTTTTACTTGACAAAAAGCTGAAATCATGTTCTCACTCCCAAATACCTTCCGCGTGCGGACGGCAAAACAGAGAGGCTTTTACACCTCTCATTTGTTTTAGAATATTAAACTGGCTTTATCGTCCCACTGTGAATATAGCTTACAATCCTCTCTTAGAATCAAGTATTTAAAAGTATCTTTGTCCTCTTCCTTACTCATGCAATCCGAATCAATTACCACAGACATTTCTCGGTAAGAATATTTTTTTGCCCCATATTCTAAAACCCCCATAAGCTTACAGCTGTTGAATAAAAATTCTTTAATGCGGTCTACGCTGTTGTCACTTAGTCTGTTTTTATTAATCCATTTGTTTTGGTCGTTTTCTTCCTCTGAGGTATAAAGAACTCGAAAAGTAACTTGGTCTGCCAAGAATACGTTTTTTGCAATGTCTAGAATATCTTCTGGCAGAAGCTCCTCAAAACTGCTAGTAAGATTTATTGATAACCTTAAATTAAAATCATATTTTTTAATACTCGCGCACAGTTCAGCTAAATCTAGCTCTATGCTTTTCGGCACTTGCAGCGTATCTCTATTTCTACGATTGAGAAAAGATGACACACTCAGACTAATGGTTGACACTCCAACATGGTTTCTTAAGAATCTTAGGTAACTGTCATCTAGCAGGACTCCTGTTGTTTGCATTTCTACACATCTAAAAGGTTTTTCTAGAGCGTTGTTGATAGTTCCGAAGGACTGTAGGAAATGTTTGTTCTGCTGTGGTTCTGAATTACCTGTTAGCATTACAGTATTACAACCATTATCCCTTGCAAATTCTAATCTTTTGATATAGTCCTTCATATATAAATCATAAAATGGACTGTTTTCCTCTAATTGGTTTTTGTAGTTCTCTGCGTTCATTTGTGACACGCAGAACTTGCAATTGTTAATACATTTCTTATTAGGTACTACTACTGATAAGCTTTGAATTTTCATGTTTACACCTCTTCCCAAAATTTTAAATATCCTTTTGTATCACTAACTTCTTTTTCTTCTTCCCTTCTTCTGTACTCGAACTCTTTTAGATAACTCATTAAAAATACGCTCATTCCTTTTTTTGTTTTAATTATTTCCTTTGCTTTTTGTGTCGAATAGTCAAGGTTGAGATTATAAGTAATAGACACACCTTCTCTCATACTAAATCTTTTCGTATGTTGTGAAATACCTTTTCTTTTAAAATATATTGTTAAATTATCAAAGTTGCTTTTGCTATATCCTATGTAGTCAATGTTTAAATTCTTTAAGGTTATAAATCTCTGGTCTTGTAAGTCATTCACGTTAAAATTTGCACTAACTATTATAGTTAAAAGCATCAATGCGAGATACGTTACAAAGATACCAATCGGCAACTGAATCTCAAAATCCATTATAGTGTAACCGGTCCCAAAGCCTAAAGCTATTACTGCGACAGGAAGCATTATTATCGACGTAAAAAACGCAAACTTGTTTAAAAATTTATCTATCTTCTCATTCCTATTTATTTTACTTCCATCAAATCTGATTATTTTTTCCATTTTATCTCCTTTTGATAAGCTCTTGATGTTTTCCTGCCCCATCTCTTAATACTATTATACCATGGCGCAAGAGTAAAAGCAAGTGTTTTAGCATGTAATATTCGCTAAAGATTCGGGAGTTTTCCTTTCAATTCTTGTTTATATTTTCACTTGACAAAAACTCCGAACTGTGCTTCTAATTGAAAATACCTTCCGCGTGCGGACGGCAAAGTAGACCTATCTCCCCAAGGGAAACAAGTCTACCTCTAACAGTAAAACAAGGTTAAGAGTGACGAGAGGGAGTCGAACCCTCTTTCAGCCATTCGCCACTGTAGAATTATTCGGCTTGCTCGTAACGGTCAACACCAGCTTTTGGTGCGATTGGTTTCAATTGAACATCAACGTTCTCAAGTCGAACGACAATAGTGCCTTTTGTCATTCCGAACTCTGCACCATCGATGGTATCGAAACCACCTTCGTTAAGGCATTTTACTACCTCTTTCATTACCATAGTTTTTGCGATTGCTTTTGGGTCGATTTTTTTAACTTTAGCCATTTTTATTTCCACCTTTCAAGTAGAAGTCTTAGTTGAGGTTCTGTGTCATTTGCTTATAACTAATTATACCATATAATCAAGTAACTGTCAACACTTTTTTCAAATTCTTTTGATTTTCTTTTGAGTGATTATTGAACTAGTTCTCCTTGACTACTATTTAATTATACCACGTTTAGGGTATTTTAACAAGGAAAATCGTATGTAAAAAGTACTAAACTTTGGGATATTTTAGAGCATAATTTTGTATAGTTTTTTACTTGACAAAACTGCGAAGCTGTGGTATGATCCCAAATACCTTCCGCGTGCGGACGGCAAAACAGGTACCACCATTCGGCAGTACCCATGTCACTGTTTGTTTTATACTTCCTCTTGTAGCTCCTCTAGCACATACATTTCTTCTTTTGAAATATACGTACGGTCATGGTTCCAAACATCATTCTTTGGTGTTGACATTGAAATTCTTACTTGTTCGTCACCCAGCACCAAAAATAAGTCTAATGGAGATTTTGAGGAATCAATGCTCTTGCCTGTCATTGATGCGATACCATACGACTCAAGGGCATTCTTGATTACTGTTAAAATCTCTGACTTTACGAGTCTTGTGTGACTCGCATTTGGTACGAAGTACTCTTTGAATGCCTCTGTTGCTACTGCTTTGTTTAATTTTTTCATTTTTATTGTCCACCTTTCAAGTGAGTTGTTTTTTGTTGTTTCTCAATTGCTTATAACTTATTATACCATGGATAGACCAACTACACAAGAGTAAAATGTACCAAAGATTTGGGATATTCCAATTGGAATTTTGGTTATAATTTTTCTTGACAAAATGCCCACAGCTGATGATGAACTTAAAATACCTTCCGCGTGCGGACGGCAAATTAGATGCAGTGGTTGCCATCTAATCCCAAAATCCTTCGCCACAGTCTCTGTAGTAATGGTTCACACCCTCTGTGGGCTCCCTTGAAACCCACGTCTTAACTTGATTACTGTGGTCTGTACATGTTATCTAAAATGTCTGAGAATATTTGCTCTGCTATCCCTCGCGTCATCTCTTCATCTTCATCATACTCAGCAAGCATGTCACTGATGATTAAAAGCCAATCTGTGTAACCGCCTTCTGTGTATGTCTCAATTTGATATTCCGATAGTGCTTTTTTAAGCTTGTCCATAGAATCTCCCTTGTGCAACGAGGTAGCTATGGTATCCGCTCCCCATCTCTTAATACTATTATACCATGCCACCTGGTGTCCGTCAATAGTAAAATGTACCAAAGATTCGGGATATTTCAATTGGAATTTTGGTTATAATTTTTCTTGACAAAATGGCTGATGGTAATAATGAATGCAAAATACCCTCCGCGTGCGGACGGCAAAAAATAGCCTGGCAGCCGCAATTATCTTGCGACTTAGCTACCAATGGTTAATAAGTAGCCGCAATTATCTTACGACTACTTTTGAGCTTTTATCTTGCGGAAATCTTTTTAATTTGCAATCCCAGTCCAATCATTGACCAACCAACAACGCCGTCAAAAGTAAGTGTTAATACCCACCCCATTAAAGATACGAGCCAGTAATCTGAGAACCCTATCAACATAACGAACGTATTAGTGACAACTATTAAAGACAAGCCAAGTACCATGAATAAGATTGAATACACTGCGATTAATTTAGTTGAATTTTTCATTTTACACCTCTTCCCCTCAGTTTAAAGTCATGAGGTGGACTACTTTATTTAGATTTCAGTATTTAAAACGATAGTGTTCCATTCATCAATGTCAATCGTACTAATTAACCACCCTTGTTTCTCTACACTGTCGACACCTAGAGCGTCTTTGCTTAGCGCTTGAACTACTTGATGGAATCTCTCTACTGGATATATGTCGTAATCTCTAAGGTCATGAGTTTGTACGGTTAATCCGATTACGTTTAATTCCATCACCTGGTCATCAATGCTCATGGTGATATCATCTAAACACGCCTCGTTTAGTAGTTGCTCGACTTCTTCCGTTGATGCTGACATAACTGCATAAGTGCCTACGTATTCTAATCTCATATTGTGTACCTCTTCTTTCTCTTGCTTGATTGATTAACTAACCTTGTAATACCATTATACACCCTACACCAAAAAATTGCAAGGCTTTTTTCATGTAATATTGCACAAGATTTATTTATTTTTTTGTGCATTATTTTCTTAGGTGTACAAATTGCACAAGATTTTTTCTGAATCGACCTAAATTTTGGTAATTTTTATGTTAATTTATTTCAAATTTTTGATCATATTATTGCACAAAAATCAAGCCAATTTAGCCCCCAAGTTTGGTACATTTTTTCACCCTGCAAATGTACCAAAGATTCGGGATTTTTGAGGTCAATATTTGTGTAGTATTACCATTGACAAAATCCCCTGAACCGGTACTGTTAAAAAAATCCCCTCCGCATGCGGACGGCGCAATTTTACCATATTCGCACCCAAAAGTCAATAGTAAAATCTCCTAAAGATTCGCTCTGATTACCTCTTTCTATTGGTACATATGCACAAACCTCAAAAGTCAACTGCCAAAATAACTGCCAAAATCAAGCCGCAATCTTTGGTACAATTGCACAGCGATTTTACATAAAAATAGCAATTGTACTAGAAAAATTGCCCTAATATTCGAAATCTTTGGTGCTTATTTTTAGTTAATATAGGAAGATATAGCAAATGTACCAAAGAACCATATAAAACTTTGGTACATTTGTACAGTAAAATAAGTACCAAAGATTTGTTGCTATCTTTGGTACTTATTACTTTTGCTATCTAACCTATATCGTAAGCGCTGCATATGTATGATACAGCTAATTCAATTTCAGTAAAGGTTATAAAGTTACCACTGTCATGAATAGAGAATATCTTATCTTTATACACTACATCTATTGGTCTTATTACGCCCCTATCTGTTACATATACAGTATGTTTTCCTTCATCTGCTAATCTTAATAATTCCAACCTAACATCTAACTCATTAACACATAAGTTTATAGTTATTCTATCCATTGAATACCACCTTCTGCCCGTATAGTCGATAGCACATCTGCTATATAGTTAGTCGTTAAATGGAATGTTTAACCCCATATTTATATCCTCTAGTAAGTAAGTCAATCGATGTCTAAACGTTCCCTTCTTCGCTCCTCTGCTATCCATGCTACTATCTTTCAATAATCGATATATCTCGTTTAGCTTATCTTCTAATAGCTGTCGCTCACTATCTCCCATTAAATACCACCTTCTGCCCGTATAGTCGATAGCACATCTGTTAGTTATTAAGTTAGTAGCGAATCATGTATTGTACGTGGTCTACGAGTTCGCTTATCTCGTGATGTGTAACATGCGAACTGTCTAAGCTCGTGTAATATGTAGAACCATAGTCATTAGTTAGTTTATACACATTAACTCTTAATACCTTGTGGTCATCATCTAAAACATAGAAGTCTAAATTAGTTGTATCTAGTAACTCTTCGATTGCCTTCTGTACTTCTATCATGCTAGTTAAAATCTTTACTTTCATAGTAAACATATAATACCACCTTCTGCCCGTATAGTCGATAGCACATCTATTTTATAGTTTATAGTAAGTCGTTCAATTCGTCCAATATATATTCCATACCACCGTAACCAACAAAGTCATCAAGTTGAAACGAGTAGATGTCAGCGAACTGGTGTATTACTATAGCTAGTACAACACCAGCGTACGAACCATCACCATGCTCTTGAGGGAACACGAACTTTTTCACGGTGCTACTGTCTGCCATTTTAGATTCGATTGCCTCTCGTGTTTTGTATCGACATGCGTCAATTTGATAATCGTTCATGTTATTAAATACGTCTATTGTATTATTCATAATGTTATTAGATTTCATTGAGTACCACCTTCTGCCCGTATAGTCGATAGCACATCTATTAGTTATTAATTGCCAACTATATTCTTATAAATTAATTGAAAGCTCGACGTCCATATAATCATGTGACATAATCACTGTACGCCAACCTTGTTGAATCTCGTCTGAAGTTACGTTAAAATCATAAGAGAACTTTTTGATAATTTCTTCGAAACGCTCCATGTCTTCTATCTCAAAAAAACGGTTATCGTTGGTTATGAACGTTACGCCATTTAGACTGATTTCGATAGAACTGTAGTTGTCTGACTTAGATACAGTGAAGAGTTCTAAGTCGCAAGTGTTTAAAATGTCTTCGAATTCTAAAGTATTAGTTTCAAGTAATGCGTAGCTAGTTAAGTTTGTTAATTTCATAAAATACCTACTTTCTAAAAAAACCATAGTTGTTTTGCTGTTAGTTCAATTGTACACCAGGTAGAACCAAATAGCAAGAGAAACTTTATTTTTTTTTAGAAGTCTTTTTTTGGGGAAAAGGGGGGGAGGTTTTGGGAGAAATTTTATTGAAAAAATTTCTATTGCCTTGCGTACCTCAGCTTAGGCCGTCAACCAAATCTCATCTAACGAAATAACGTCAACCAAATCTCATCTAACGAAATAACGTCAACCAAATCTCATCTAACGAAATAACGTCAACCAAATCTCATCTAACGAAATAAACCACCCCACCAAATCTCAACCCCCATCTCACCCCTACAAACTTGACATCCCCCAAAAAATTTGTTACAATAGACATAAAAGTTAAAACCAACCAAGAGAGGAAAGGAAACAATGAAATTAAACCTAGACTACACCATCAAAGACATAAACATTAGAAAAAATATCGTTGATGAAGTCTGTGAAAAATACCACGAATCCCTCACTCCTCAGAATTTAGAAAGTCTATCTAACTACATGTTAACAGCATTAGACAAAAAAGAAAGAAAAGAAAAAAGAATACTAACAGACAACCGCATGTCAACAGTTAACAAGAGAGAGACCTCAATGGAAGGTTTGTCAGCTAAATTCGAAACAAGTGAGGACGGTTTATATCAACTCGTAAGAGAAGATAAAAACATGTTACTGTCTCCCGCAGTTTCAATTACCAAAAAAGACATAGAGGAGATCCCCTTCCTGGCGCAAATAAGAGATTCAATAGAAAAGCTTAAGAAAGTAACCCCCAGGAATTACATAGTTCAACAAGCGATTATAGATCTATCTCAAAGTCAGTACATAGTTAAGAACGCTTACCGCAAAACGGTAAATCTAAACGCCTTCCCGCGATTGACTTTTAAAGAGGTAACATGGGGAGAGTGGGTCGATTTTAAAGACCCAACACACGTCGCCGCATTATTAAAAAACTACTCAAAAGTAAAATCCGAGCTGGACGGTAAGACTCAAACGGATCTTTACTGGATCATGTGGGATTTTGAAGAAATAATTGACGAATACGTCAAAAAGCAATACCCGATACTTTTTCACATAATTGTGGAGAAGATAGACGGCCGCACCAACGAAGATATTAATATTTCTCTATTAGAGGAGTTTGGTATCTCATACAGCAATGAGTACCTGTCAACCGTGTTCAACCATAAAATACCGAAGGTCATCGCCTTAGCTGCGCAGACCAAGGAACTAGAATGGTGGTTCACCTTTAAAACGAAAGGTAAGTGGAAGAGATGCTCTCGATGCGGCGAAATTAAATTAGCCAGCAACCTATTCTTTTCGAAGAACAAGGGAAGCGCAGATGGCTTTTACAGCATTTGTAAGAGCTGTAGATCAACCGCCTACCAAAATACAACTAAGAAAGGCAGATGAATACATGTTTTTATTAGACACAAATATTTTAATGTCAGTAGAGAATTTCGACAACTTATTCAACGAGTTCGGAGACGGCATTTACATCTCCGCGGAAACACTTCAAGAGTTAGATCATTTGAAGACCGCACCAGAGGCAAAGGGGTTCAGAGCTAGAAGAGCCGTCCGCAACGTAGAGAAGCATTGGAACGAGTTACATTTCGTCAGTAAAAGTGAGAGATACTACAGGAAATTGGATAGAAAAGTAACTTCCATGGACGACATCATCATTTCTTACATGCGCGAACCAGGTTTCGCTAAAGCGGAGTTAATAACGAATGACGTAGCCATGAAATTAAAAGCTATGTCTGCGGGCGTTCCAACTAATAAGTATAAAGAGATAGTAGCCGCAAGAGAAAGTGTCATGACAGTTAATATGAATGATGATGACTTCGCAGAATTTTCTGAGACTCTTGCGAATCTTTTTGATCGAATCCCTGGTGAATACCTTATTGTGCGGGATCTATCCTTTGAAAAAGCCATTAGAGTTATACTTAAGTACAACGGTGGCACCGATTGGGACGTGATTGATGAAGAGGTCGGCATTAAAAATTATTTATGTAATATTAAGGCATTAGACGAATATCAAAGATGCGCGATTGATTCTTTGATAAACGATGATTTCACGGTTGTAAGTGGACCAGCGGGAACGGGTAAAACGTTATTATGTTTATCTCATGCGCTTGGAGTCACTGAGAAACACGGTTCTAAGCTACATGTCTTTGTAAACCCTGTTAAGGTTAGAGGTTCTGAGGAATTAGGATACTACCCAGGCAGTAGAGATGAGAAGTTATTACAGAATTTCATTGGTGATATATTAAAGAACAAGGCTGGGGATATGGATGAGATCTATAGACTTTTGAGCACTGGCGCTTTGAACATTTATCCAATGTCAGATATTCGAGGTATAGAGATTCCTGCCGGAGATATTATGTATATAACAGAAGGTCAGAACCTGTCGATCGACTTGATTAAGTTGGCGATACAAAGACCTGCGGAAGGCGCTAAAATTATCATAGAGGGAGATCCTTACACTCAAGTTGATAAGAGCTATTTCGAAGGAGAGCTGAATGGATTAAGGAGAGTAATCGATGTGTATGCGGGATTCGATGGCTTCGGTCATGTTTATTTACCAAATATCCATCGTTCAAAAATTGCTGATAAAGCAGAGGAGCTATAAGCTCTTTTGTTTTACCCTTCGGGGCAGCTGAAAAGGAAGTGATTAAATGGCAGTACCAGTAACTAAAGTATTAAAGACCTGTCCGAAATGTAAGAAAACTATGGAAGAGACAGCGAACTACTACTCATATAAAGACAAAGAGCATCTCGGGACTCATGAGCTTTGTAAGAAATGTTTTACAATGCACATTAACTTGCGGGAGCCTTCTACTATAACGCCTTTGCTAGAGGAGCTAGATTTTCCTTTTATAGGATCAGAGTGGGATAGCCTAGTTGAGAAGTATGGCAGCAATCCTAAAACTACGTCTACTGCGGTTTTCGGTAGATATATAGGCAAGATGAAACTTACTCAATATAAGAAGTACTCATTCGCTGATACGAAACAGTTTATGGCAGATGAAGAGGCTAGGCAGCTCAAGATAAAAGCCGAACAGTTGGCGCAAGTAAATAAATACAGATTAGCAGTAGACGCAGGTCAAGTTGAAGAGATTGCGGGCGGCACTATCCTAGGATACGATGGCTCGTTACTAAGCGACGAAGAGATTGCGGAGTTGGCATGCCCTAGTGGAGAGGTTCGAACTGGAGAAGAGTACTACAACAACGCTCAAAGTGGACTTACCATAGAAGATAAATTTTATTTATTTTCAAAATGGGGAAAAAGTTATACCGTACCAGAATGTATAATTTTGGAGAAACTATTTGTGGACATGATGGATTCTTACGACATCAGAACAGGAAGTCACAAGGATTATTTACTCAAAATTTGTCGCTTGTCTCTGAAAATCGACCAGGCGTTAGAATGTAACGACATAGATGGCCATCAAAAGATGAGTAGGGTTTATGACCTTTTAATGAAATCGGCCAAATTCACTGCCGCACAGATTAAAGACCAGGCCGATGATTACACTGATTCAGTTGGTGTTCTAATCGCCGCGTGCGAGGAAACTGGTTTTATTCCCAAATACCAAGATGAGAGAAAAGATGTCGTTGATATTACTCTAGAAGATATGAACAAGTACACTAGGAACTTAATTATGAACGAAATGAATCTTGGTAACCTAATTGAGATCTACTTAGCTAAGATGCAAGCAGAGCAAGTTAAGGACGAGGATGAAATGGATGAAGACGAGGATGATGATTTACTTTTGACAGGCCTTGACGACAACGACGATATCTTGAAGGATGAAGACTTTGAAGACTTTAATGACATGATAGAAGCTGAGCAAGACTTCGATGAAGAGTTCCTAAAGAAAAATGGTGATTTATAATGGTAGATACGAAAGTTAAGAGCGAAGAGCTCAAAGGGAAGATGAGTAAGTATGAGTACAGTGAGTCCATGCGGAAGATGCTTGGAATTAACGATTACATTAGAAGCGATGCCTTACTGGAGCTCCTGGATATTGAAAAAGGCTCCGAAAAGATTGGAATGTCAGAAGAGAGAGTTCAAGAGAATTTGGATGAAATTAGGAAACACGCTTCATTTTGGAGAGAGTATCCAGATAAATTCATTGATTTTCTCTTGCCGAAGAAGTCTACGTTTAACCTTTTCTTTTATCAGAGAATATTTTTACGTGCAGCGATTAGGCATAAATACACTTTTGCGACTTTCCCTCGTGCGTTTTCCAAGTCTTTTTTATCTGTTTTAGTTTTAGTTATTAGATGTATGTTATACCCAGGTGCGAAGCTATTCATCGTTGCCGGTACAAAAGAACAGGGTGCAGCAATAGCTAAAGAGAAATTGGAAGAACTGAAGGAGCTAATTCCGGCATTTAAGAACGAAATAGTAGAGAGAAAATCTTTGTACGGAAAAGATTACGTTAAAGTAACTTTTAAGAATGGTTCTGTCCTTGACGTTGTTGCGGCTAGGAACAGTACAAGAGGTGGTCGTCGCCACGGTGAGGCCTTAGGCGTCATGATGACCACATTAGCAGCAGCTTGACATTTTTAGAAAAATTTTGTATAATATAAACAGAAGTTAAAAAATTTAAGGAGCGTGTTTATATGTACAATCAGTTTTACTTTATTTACTCATTAACCAACACTAAGAATGGGAAGAGATATATAGGATATTCGAATGATTTGAATAGAAGGTTATTTGATCACTGGACACAGTTAAAACTAAACCAACATCCCAATAAAATTCTACAAAAAGATTTTACTGAGGAAGATTTTAAAATTGAAATATTGGAAACATTCATTAACGTAGACAACGATTTTATCTCAAAATTCGAGAAGGAAGTAATATTAAAGTACGATTCTTTCAACAATGGATATAATCAAACACCAGGTGGAGAAAAACAAGGGCAGAAAAACAATAATGATATACTTTTATCTGTATTGTTTATTTTAACACACTATGAAAATAGTGGTGTCGTTGTTCAGAAGCTGTTTAAAATGAGTGAAAGTGCTGTCTTGAGATTAAAGAATCACCAATCGCATCTTCATATTTATGAGATAGTTAAAAACATGTCTAAAGAGACAATATCTAACATGAAAGAAGAGTGCGAGAGAGAGTACGATATTTCAAATGCAATAAAAACCCACCGAAGTGAAGTAACTCTTGGGTCAAGAAAACTTGATCGAGAAACGGTTCTTCAGATAATTTCAGTGTGTAATAACAGGCAAAGAGTTGGTGGAATTGTGGAAAGACATCTTGGACTAGCATCTCAACATTCATCTCGAATAAAAAGAGGTCTTCGATATAGGGAGTATTATGATGAGTATTTAAAAATGGCAGAAGAAGAAAAAGGTCAATGGTTGATATCAGGACTGGAACGTTTTAGATTAGAGTAATAAATTAAATCGCCGTGGTTGTAAATCGAAGTATTAAGCGGGAAAGCTGAAATGCCAATCCGAACCGAAGGCTATACCAAGTATAGTCAGGGGCAGAGCATAGGTGGTGAAAAGATATAATCCACCCAAGAGACTTCGACACAGAAATGTGAAAAGATATGCCGAACTTGCACGAAAAACAAGTGTAAGAACATAGGGATAAAAAGCCTTATGGATAACAAATGGGTTTAATAGAAGAGGTCGTCTTAATAGACGGCACGGCATTAAACGAAGTAATCCTGCCATTAATGAACGTTTCAAGGAGGGCGAAGAATGGTAAGGTAGATGAACAGGAAAGTTTAAACAAGAGTCAAATCTATGTTAATATTTTTGGACAAAACGTTACAATGTTATGCGCTTAATTTTCATATTATAAAAAGGTGGTATTATATGTATTATTTATACAAAATAGAAAATTCAGTTAATCACAAAAAGTACATCGGTTTAACAAATAATGTAAAGAGACGACGCTCTCGACATTTTACAGATTTATTAAACAACAACCACGACAATGCTTTCTTTCAAAAAGAATACAATATTTTTGGAAAAGAGAGCTTCACTTTTGAAGTTATCCTCGAAGGGGATTATTCTCACAAAGAGATTTCAGTGGCTGAGGTTAAAGCAATTGAAGAGTATGATTCTTACTTTAATGGATACAATCAAAACAAGGGCGGTAATTTTGGTCCTAGTAATGGAGGCTCTCAACTAACAGAGTCAGACATCTTTTGTATTCTGTCAGCTCTTGAATTTATGTCTAGACCGGGTCAGGTTTTGGCTGATATCTTTGAGATCAGTAGAACAACAGTCTCAAGAATCAAAAGAGAGGTAAGTCACAATGAGATAATTGAGAAGTACAAAAAATTATCCATAGAAGAAAAAAAACGCGTGTACGAAATATTTTGTGAAAGCCATAACTTGCTAGAGAAAAAAGCTAATTCTACTATTATAGAGTCAAAGAGAAAGCTAAATGAAGAACAGGTTCATATCGTTTTATTCAATGAAGTGAATGGTAGAATAATTCCATTAAAGAGATTAGCTTTCTTATTGGGACTAAAGAGTGGAAACACTTTAACGACAATTCTAAATAAGAAGTCGTATCAGGATTACAGCTTATCCTACTTAAAACTAGATGAAAGCCAAAAAGATAAATTAGCATCATTGCTTAGTAATATGCAATAGTAAACCCATTGAACTGCTGGAAAGCCCTTAGAGCTTAATCAACTACAACGCAATCGAAAACGATAAACGTGAATGTTAAAAATGATTGAGATTGGGTAATCAGCATCCAAGCCTCGGTAACAGAGGAAGGTTCAACGACTATCTCGCAAGAGAGTAGAATCAAGCGATTCGAAGTGGTGGGCTCCCTATTCAATAGGGATGAAGATATAGTCTGCTCTTTAGGGAAACTTAAAGAAGGAAGATTTGGCGAGTCTTTCGTAACATAAAGGAACGACAGCAGGTCACAAAGGATCCTTCGCATACGAAAAACTACTTCAATTGCTTATATGGCAAATTGTGCGACCAGAGTCTAGCTTCATTTTTGGTGGTAGTTGGCGTATACCCCCGTAAACAACATTGCGGCTTGGTGCGGTGACGCACTTCGAAAAACTCTTTTAATTCAGAGGAACTCTTTCAAAAAGACAATTCTGAGCCAAGGGTCATTTTAATAAATGCAAATGATCAAGGTGCAACGACTATCCCGGGTACGGGAGTACACCCAAGTGGGTGGAAAAGGAGAGGCTCTCAACGAGAGTGTGATATAGTCTACTCTATATGGTGACATATAGCTGCGAGCAAAGTCGCGGACTGGAGATGACGAAACCAGTTGAATAAAAGGAATGCACAAATTACTAGATAGGAACTTTGTTAGAGATTTAAAAATGGACGGTGAACGTAATGTTAGTGCCGTAAGAAATTTTACCAGTGCTCACTGGGGTTTTGCATCTTAAGACGCAAAGCTAACGGGGAAGGCTAAACCAGAGATGGCATGTTGATCCCGTGGGAAATCATTCAAAAACAAGAACCATCAAATCAGCTCGAAGAGAGGTTTAAATGGTTTTTGAATGAGACCTGTATCGACTATCCTCGTCTAGAGGAGTAGGGACACTATTGAGACGTGTTTCGAAACAGTTTCCTCTCGCATCCGGTGAGAGTAAGATATAGTCAGTGCCATTAGAAATAATGGATAAACACGACCTTCAATGAAATGTCTTTCGCAAGAGAGTACGAATCAGAGTGGAGCGGAAGTTCAGAAGATTCATTCTTTAGACCTGAACTATTCGACAAATACAGAATTTTAAAAGTTCCATCTGCTAGGGGGTATTACGTAATGTCTGTCGATGTTGGACGTATAGGATGTTCATCTGTAGTTGTAATTACCAAAGTTATGCCTCAAGTTAAAGGCGGAGCCTTCAAGTCAATCGTTAATCTCTATTCGTTTGATGAAGATCACTTTGAGGCACAGGCACTGAAAATAAAGAGGCTTTTTTACAGATACAACCCGCAGGCAATAGTAATTGATGCAAACGGTCTGGGTGTTGGTCTTATTGACTTCATGGTAAAGACAACAACAGACGAGGTAACTAAAGAGACGTACCCTCCGTTCGGAGTTATTAATGATGAAACTAAGTTATACAAGAATTTTGCAACGCCCGATATGGAGAAAGATATTCTATACCTGGTGAAAGCAACTCAAGATATTAACACAGAGGCTCATGCCAATGTATTAAGTCAGATCAGCTCAGGAAAGGTTAGACTTTTAATAGATGAGCGTGCGGCGAAAGCTAAATTCTTATCTACTAAAGTCGGTATGGCAGCCTCATCAGAGCAAAGGGCAAGTTACTTAAAACCTTTTACCTTAACTTCCATCTTAAGAGAAGAGATGTTGAATCTTAGAGAAAAAAGAGAAGGTAAACATTTGGTATTGGAGCCTGTAAACAGAAAGATTAAAAAGGATAAGTTCTCAGCTTTTGAATATGGACTTTACTACATTAAGCAAGTTGAAGATAGTAAAAGAAAACGCAAGAGGGGTAGAATATCTGACTTTATGTTTTACAGTAAGAAATAAAAGGAGTGAGTTAGAGTGGCAATGAGTCGCGGCGAATTAAAAATAAAAGATATACTAGAGGATAACAACATTAATTTTGAGCAAGAGTACATATTCTCAGATTTAATAACTTCCAGTGGAAGACCTCTTAGATTTGATTTTGCTGTTTTTGACGATGACGGTAATTTAGATTACCTAATAGAGTTCCAGGGTGAGCAGCACTATACAGGTGTTGCTCATTTCGGAGGTCAAAAGCATTTAAAGATACAGAAGTTTAATGATAAGGCAAAGAGGCAGTTCTGTTTTAAAAAAGGATATAAGCTAGTTGCTATTCCCTATTGGGATTACGACAAAGTAAATTTCTCTTATCTTATTGAAAAATCAGAAGAGTTCAGGTTATAAAATTTGACTTCTTCTGGAAATTTTGTTATAATAATATTAGTGGAGGTGAGAAAAAATCAAAAGATATGAACACCCACAAGCGAAAGTTAATCAAGGCATGAACTTTGCAAAAATTATTTCTAGTGCGGAAATAGGAAAAGATGCAGTTCTTGAACTTGAGAGATTTAAAGGGTCGAGTTTTACCAATACCTATCTTGATGATGTAGCAATTAGAGAAGCTCTAGAGAAAAAAGATACTAAATTTTTACGAGAGCTATCAGTGTACTTTACAGGTGTTAGTGGTATATATTCTAGACTGTTGAAATATATGGCAGGAATATTAACTTACGACCATATGGTTTATCCATACATGCTATCAGATAAGTTTGATAATAAAAAAGTTAATGAAGATACAAATGAAGTTATCAGGTACATGGATTTATTGAAATTAAAAACGTCTCTTTATACGATTTCACTCCAGGTCTTAACAGAAGGGGCTTACTACGGATATGTAGTAACCAACAAAACAAAGACCGCAGTTTCTCTTTTAGACTTACCAGTTAGATATTGTAGGTCAAGGTACACTGTAAACGGAATGGATGCCGTTGAATTTAATGTAAAATATTTCGACGATAATTTTAGAGATGCAACAGAAAAAGCTTTGGTTATAAACAGTTTTCCAAAAGAGTTCGCAAAAGCATATAATGCGTATAAAGCCGGAACGTTAAAAGCTGATACAACAGATAGAGGAGTATGGTTCCTATGTGACGTTGATCTCTCTATGAGATTTGCTCTTTCAAATGATGCGATACCGTTGTTAATTACTGCAATTCCCGCAATCATTACCCTAGAAGAAGCGAAGCAAATAGATATGAAAAAGACATTGCAAGAGCTATTAAAAGTTATTGTTCAAAGAATGCCGTTAGATAAAAACGGTGATTTAATCTTTGATATTGACGAGGCTGCGGACATGCATAACAACGCAGTGCAAATGATTGACAACAGTGTTAACGTAGATGTTTTAACTACTTTTGCAGAAATTGAGATGCTTGACTTAGACAATACTTCTGCTTCTTCTGCGGCTAGCGATAATTTAACTAAAATTGAGAGAGGTGTGTTTAACGAAGCTGGTGCAAGCCAAATGTTATTCAACACTGATGGAAATCTATCACTAGAGAAATCAATTTTAAATGATGAAGCTATTATGTTTTATCTGTTAGCTCAGTATGAAAACAAACTAAACGCTGTAATAGGTAGGTTGTTTAATACAAGGACTGAAATCGTATTGTCAATGCCTTCGATATCCATTTATAACAAAGAGAGAAAAGAAGCTTTGGCTGATACTCGCTCTAAGGCAGGTTACTCTAAGTTAATGCCCGCTATTATTAGTGGTCAAAGCCAATCAGCGTTTTTAAGCTTGAATGTATATGAGAACAAAATCCTTAAATTAAACGATGTAATGAAACCTCTTTCAATTAGTTCAACTCAGTCAAGTTCAACTAATGCTTCAGAAAAGGGTTCGGGTGGCGCACCAGCTAAGGCTGCCGACGAAGTATCAGACAAAACAATTCAAAATCAAGAAAGTTTATCATAGGAGGATAGAATGAAAAGAAAATCGTATCAGACCAATATGCAATTTGAGTTTATCGATATTACTCCTATTGATGACAAAATTTCAAAATGTAGAGTAAAAGTTTTGTATCATGGGAAGAACAGAAATAAAACCTATATCTCAAAAGCAGTTGCAAATCAAATGGCAAACTCACTTCCAAGAACACCTATTGTTGGTTTCTACAACGTAGAAGTAAAAGATTTCGAGGATCATGGCGAGGAAATCCTTATCAATAAAGATGGAGTTCATTTTACTAAGAAGACTCGACCTTGGGGTGCTATTTCAGAATATGGAAGAATTGGATGGCAAGAATTTTTAGATCCAGATGGCGTTAAAAGAGAGTATCTTGTCGCAGACGGTTATCTATGGGTTGGAAGATATCCAGAACTCTTGCCGGTTATCGAAGAAGGAAAAGGTCAATCATTAGAGTTCTTTCCTGAATCAGTTCAAGGAAATTGGGCAAACTTTGATAATGAAGATGAACAATTTTTCATCTTTAATGAAGCCAGTATCTCGGCACTTTGTATCTTAGGCGATGACGTAGAACCTTGTTTTGAAACCGCGTCTATTGAGGGCAAAGAAGATGAAGATGAATACGCAAGCATAAACTACTCTTTAAACAAAAATTCGTTCAAGACAGAGTTTGACGATTTTATGTTTCAATTGAGTAAAGCTATAGAAGGGAGCGAAGGAATGAAAATATTTAAAACGTTAAACCCAGACGGTACATTCTCTTATAAGAATGAAGCCGGAGAAGCAGTAGATATTTCAACAATGGCAGTAGACACTTACGAGTTAGTTGAAGAGCCTGTTGAGGAGGTTCCAGTTGTAGTTGAGCCTACGGTAGAGCCAGTTGTAGAACCAGTTGTAGTTGAGCCTACGGTAGAACCAGTTGTAGAACCAGTTGTAGAACCAGTTGTAGTTGAGCCTACGGTAGAACCAGTTGTAGTTGAGCCTGAAGGAGTTGCTGAAACTCCCGGACAAAACGATGCAATAACTACTCCAGAAAATACGAGTACAGTAGAGGGAACTATTTCAGAAACAGAGTTTAGTTTACTAAAACAAGAGTTCGAAGATCTTAAAGTATCTTACAATTTATTAGTTGCGAAAGAAGTTGCAAGAGAAACAACTGAAAAACAAACGTTGATTACTAAGTTCACTGAAATTCTTGGAGCAGACATCAAAGATATAGTAGCAAACATTACCGACTATACTTTTGAGCAGTTAGACGACAAACTTTCAGCACTAGCATTTAAAAAAGGACTTTCTTTCAACTTAGAAGACGGCCTTGAAGACGTAGTAGTAGTAAAGAACACTGATAATACTGTAACGTTACCAATATGGTTACAAGCAGTAGAAAACAAGCAAAATAAATAAACCAAGGAGGACATATTAAATGGCATTAATAGCAAAAACAGGATATGGTCAAATAGAGCCTAATCACTTATCAGCACAAAGAAACGGTAAGATCTACGGTCAATTACCAGCATTAGCAGGAACAGCTAAGCTTGAGAACGCATCTTTCGTTAAGTATGATCTTGCGGCAGGTTTCGTTAACGAAGCTGGAGCAGGAAAATGGAAAATGGTATTCAACGAGATTAAACTTTATGACAACAAGAGACAATCTGTTAAAGATTTCGCTCAGTTAAAAGTTAATTACAACGATGGCGTTATTACTCCTAGAGTAATCACTGTTGACGAAGGAGATATCTTTACTACTAATCTAGTAGATGTATTAACTACAGCAGCTGCAGCGGTTGGAGAGATCTTGGTTCCTACAGGAACTACAGACGGATACGCGGTTTTAAAAGAAACAGCATCACCAGCTGAAACAGATGAGCAGTACTTAGTAGTAAAATTGACAACTATGCCAGACGGCCAAGAAGCACTTAAAGTTGTAAAACTTTAATAATAAACTGAGAGGAGAAATAAAGAATGTTAGATAAGAAAAACTTAACTATACTTGCTAAAAAAGTAGCTGAAGCTAAAAGAAGTGCAGCTGTTGCTTACAAGTTTGGAGACAATGAATATAGTTTTAATACTTTAAATGAGACTTTAAGAGACGAGTTTAAAGAGATGGCGGGAAGTTACAATGACTACCGTAGAAACAAAGTAGACATCTTCGAGATTATGCAAGAAGTAATTGACGAGGTACTACCTGCTAAGATAATTCAACAATACGGAGAATGGGCTGAGATCAAGCAATATGGTCAAGGTAACAAACCATCATTTGTCAAGAGAACAGGCGCTAAGAGAGCAAAACAATTTATCACTAAAGTTGGGCTTGCTGGTATTTACGAAGTTTTCAAATTAGACAAAGAGTTCTTCGAAGTTGAAACTACTGCTTTCGGTGGTGCAGCTCAAATAGGGCTTGAAGAGTTTTTAGACGGTCTTATTGATTTTGCTACTATCTTAGACATCATGGTTGAAGGATTAGATGACGCAGTATATATCGAAATCGCTAAAGCTATGGCAACTTTACAAGACAACTTACCAGCTTCAAACAAAGGTGCGGCTGCAGGATTCGATGCGACTATCATGGACGCTATTCTAGTTAAAGCTAGATCATTCGGAGTTCCTATAATCTATGCAACTTTAGAGTTGGCACAAAAAATAGTACCTGCCGACGGATGGATCTCAGAAGCAGACAAGATGGCTATGAGAGCTCAAGGTTTCGTTGGAGTTTATAAAGGAACTAAAGTTATCGTTATGCCACAATCATTTGAAGATGAGACTTTAGCAGTTAAAGTTGTAGACCCTGCGTTCGCGTATATTCTTGTTACGGGTGGAAATCAAAAACCAGTTAAGATTGCAATCGAAGGTGAAACAATCGTTGATGAGTACGTAAACAAAGACAGATCAAGAGAAGTTCAAGCATACAAGAAATTCGGTGTTGCTTTAATGGTTACTTCTGATATGTTCTTATACGAAGACACATCATTATAAGGTAATTAAATAGCAGTTTGTAAATAAGGGAGGATGGTTTAAACCTCCTCCCTATTTTTTTTGAATAAAAGGAGGAAATAGAAATGGATATTATGGATAGAACTGAAAAAACTATTGTTGTTAACAGAACGAGCGGAATGGTTGGATATACAATACCAACATTAAGAATTAATAGAGTATGGCATAAAACGGGTGACATTATTTTAGTTCCAATCAACGAATTGGTTGAATTAACAATGATGCCAGGTGGTAGAAAATTGCTTGAAGAGTACTTACTTGTTCAAGACAAGTCCGTTGTTGAAGATGTGCTTGGTGTTGAAATGCAACCTGAGTATAGCTACTCAGACACAGAGGTTGACTTTATACTTTACGAAGGAACTGATGAGCAGTTTTCAGATTGTTTGGACTATGCTCCAGCAGGCGTTATTGGAATGCTAAAAGCTAAAGCGATAAAAAAGAAACCGAATACAACTTTTAAACTTGCGGCTTTAAATGAAAAGCTAGGTGTTAACTTAGATGTTCTAATTAGAAACGCAGACACAGAAGACTTGATCGATGAAGCATCTAAGATTTCAGAAAGAAGATCTGCTCCTGTTAAAATAGAAAAGAAAGCTATAGGATCTAAAACTAAGTCTAAATACAAAGTGGTAGAGCCTAAAAAATAGATAGGGGAGTGAGTTAGTATGACTGAAGCAGAACGATACGCTGGTCAAACTCCTTTTCAAGAAATTTATAATAAGTTTTTTTCTACAGTTACCGAAGAGATGTACTTGGAATGGGACGAAGATGAAACCAAGGCAGATATAAAAAATATTTTAATATCTGCTATCCCTGGTTTCAGTTTTCCTCGTTTTAAGTTATATGATTATGAAAAGACTACCGATTCAGGTACTAATGAGATAACTGTTGGAGACACATATAATTTTCTACTTGACGAGGAAGAGATCGATATTTTTAGTGGTCTTATGGTTGGGAATTGGATTAACCGACAAATTTTAACCGCAGACGTAACAAGACAAAAGTATAGCTCAAGAGATTTTGAATTCACTTCTCAAGCCAATCACTTAGGGAAGTTGATGAGTCTTAAAGAATTATTCGCTAAAACAAACAATAAAAAACAAAAAATGTATAAAAGAAGAAAGACTGATGCGGATGGATACATCAGACCTAACTTTGGAATGCTTGGAGGTAAGAAAAATGCCTACTAACAAGTTAACCTTAGACAGAAAAGACGAGAGTAAATACAAGAGAGTCCTTGTTAATATGGTTTATAAGCTACTTCCTTTGCGAGAAGAGGGTACAGATTGGATTAAATACCTAGACTCTTTAATATTAGAGATAAAAGGATTCGGCTATATCTTTGAGAATGATGATTCAGTGTCTTTCATTCGACTGCTTAGTAAACTAGAAGGCTTAAGAGACCTGGTCGAAGACAGTGACTTTATGCTTTACCGAAAAATTATTTTTGAATGTACTAACTTAATTAACATCAAGGAAGTTGGTGCTGAGTAATGTCAGAAGCATATGATCTTTTTCAAAAAAGAATACTAGACCAAAGAAAAATTCCAAAAGATCGCCTAATTGCTGATAAATTAAACGGGTTCAAAGCCGCACTCGAAAAGTCTTACAACGCGGAAAGTATTGATATTAACGGTATAAGAACAAAAGGTTTTATTACCAGAGTTGATTCAAGTCCTAAGATAAAGACCGAGGGGTTCTCGGCGCTTAGTCAATACTGTTCTATTGGAAGTATCGTATATTGGGTTAGAGATAACTCTTACTGGATGATATCTGAGCAAAACAAAAATGAGGCGGCTTACTTTAACGGCAGTCTTTTGCAGGCTCTGTATGAAGTTACTTGGAGAGATGATGAAACTGGGAAAAATTATTCTACTCGATCCGCAGTAAAAGGCCCAGAAGAAACGACCCACCCAGTAGAATACAAGCAAGGTATTACAGTCAACACACCAAATCTTTCGCTGACATTGATCATCTCAAAAGACGCCGATGGCGTAGGACTATTAAAGAGATATTCTCAAGTTTTCGTCAATGGCGAAAAATGGGAGGTTGTTGCATACGACAAGTACACCGATGAACACTTAATAACATTTGAAATGATTGAAAAAACAATTGATAAAGAGTTTGACGACACGGATAATCAAATCCCTGGTGGTATGGAAGACATTATATTTACTCATACTTCTGCGCTTTCAGATTTTCCTCAGATCGAATCTGATACTTCAATTGCAAATTTAGCACCTGTCTTATTTAGAAATGATGAGATCTATGACTCACCTTATGTGGTTGGAGCTTACAATTGCACTTTAACAGAGTCTGGAGTTATATTGGATACAGTGGGAATGGCTAAGGTTATTTACACATATCCAGAGATAAGTAAGATATTTACATACGAGACAGAAGTAACTGCAACGCCTGTATCTGAAAAGGTTTTTGCTATTAGTGGAGCTTCACTAGTGTCGGCTTACTTGGAATCTACTTACACAGTATCACTAAAAGAAAATGGTAGAACCCTGGTAACAGAAGGAGACTGGACTTACGATGAAACATTCTTTGAGGGAGTGTTAATTGAATACGGTAAGCTAGTGTTAAAAGCAACGGGGGTTGCTGGAAATACGTCTATTAGCTATACTTTTAACGGAGAGACAGTAGCAAAGGTTGTTAAAGTTGCACCTATCTTTGAGAATTAAAGGAGGTTTACATGAGAGCTACGATAGATTTAACAAGTAAAAATAATGGAACGAATTTCCTTGATACCGCAACAGACTTAGAGGTTATCGTTGGAAAGATTTTAAATAATCAAGATCTTTTAAAACTGCTCTACTATAACGATGGAGACTGCTTGGAGAGGGAAGATATTACAGATCCAGCTATTTTAAAAGACATCATGAGAAACAATATAAGGGTAAAACCAAAGTTGGAGATACCTGAAGAGACGAATTCTTACATAGTTATTACTTTTGACTCTTTTACGCCTTCGGAGAACCCGCAGTACCGAGACAACTTAGTTATTTTTGATGTTTTATGTCCGATAGAGTCTTGGGATAACCTTGGTAGTTATTTGTTAAGACCAATGGCGATACAACATCAATTATCTTCAATGTTTCATAAACAAAAATTAAGTGGAATCGGAGTGGCTCAGTTTAATACCTCTGACCTTCTTAACTTAGGCCCTTATTCTGGATATCAGCTAGTCTTCTCCGTTACTAATCGTGATTAACAATCTTCTATTGAATGTGGGGATTGACATACCAATGATGCAGTATGGGGTCAAATTGCATCAACCCTCTATTTTAGAAATTGCATTACTTGGTGAGGAAGAGTTTTTTTATTCTCTCAGGCTTATATTTTTAAATGGTTTAAAAAAAATTCAAGAATCAGTTGTAGACTCAATAGACGACAAACAAGGTAAAGAAGTTATCAGGTGCTATAATGAGTCTCAACTATTAAAATTAACCTATGAATTAATCCCTACTCAAAAGAGCGCGTTAAATGGTTTTTTTAAGCTTTCGTTTCCGGGGTTTAAAGTTATTTCAAAAGGCGATTATTTATTTTTAGCAAATGAGGTTGAGGAAAAGATTCTTATTATAGATCAAGAGTTTTTAGAGAATTTAAAAGAAACCTGGTATGATGTTTATTGTGTTAAATTTCTACTAAAGGAACAAGCTGACTTCAACACAAAAAGCAGTAAAGCTAATTCGATTGCAGATAAAATTAAAAATTCAAGGTCGAAGGTTTCCAAAGAGACTGAGTCAGCCAGCCACAATTCAAGTATATTAGGATATTATGCATCGAAGCTATCTGTTGGTAGTCCATCAATGAATATCCTAAATATAAACCAGTTAACCTTATATCAACTTTTAGATCAATTCGCCGGTCTTATGTCCTTTTTAGAGCACAAAGCAAGTTTCAGTGCCGCTCTTCAAGGTGGTAAGGGAGAGGTCGTAAATTGGTTAAAAGATGACAATATAAACACATAGGAGGAAAATAAATGAAATATGGTATTAGAGAAGCCGTTGACGTAGTTTTTAAAGCTGCATCAGCAATGACATTGGGTACACAGACATTCGCAAAAGGCGAGCCAGTTATCTATTTTGATAGCTTAAAGAGTTCAACTGTTGAGGGCGGAGCTACTACAGTTTACGCTATGGGTGGTAAGGGCAACACTCGTTTACTAGCATGGGAAGGCGATAAGACTGTAACTTTCACTTTTGAAGATGCACTTATCTCATCAACAGGTCTAGCAATTCTTTCTGGAGCTGGACTTATAAAAGCAGCTACGGGAGAGTCATTAACATCTCATAGAACAGTTACAGCAACTTCTACCGTTACTGTCGAAGGAACTGTACCAGTGGATATTAGCGCAGCAATTGACGCTAGTGAGACATTTGTAACCACAGACGTATTCGGTATGGTATTAGACTCAGCCGGAGAAATCGTGACTAAGCTTGGTGTTGCTTCAGCTACAGGTGCAACAGACTTAGAGTTCACCGCAGCTACTGCGGCAGACGTTCCAGTTGGAAGTTACACAGTTCTAGTCGATTACTACGTTACGAAAGATGCTGACATCACTCAAATTGATATTACAGCAGAGCAGTTCGCTGGATACTTCTACATTGAGGGAGATACTTTGTTCAGACGTCAACAAGACGGTGTGGATATCGAGGCTCAAGTTATAATTCCAAACGCTAAGATTCAAACTGCATTCACCTTAGCAATGTCACCAACAGGAGATCCATCATCATTCACATTCACTGCTGATGCTTTCCCAGGTGTCGTTAAAGGTAACACAGAAGCTAAAAAAGTTCTTTACGCACTTCAACTAGCAGAGTAATTTGATGCGGTGGTGTTTTAATTAACACCACCGATTTTTTTAAAAAGGAGAAAATGGAATGAAAATAGATAATTATGATATAAAAAAAACAACAAAAGAGATTCTCATAGAATCTGAGAAGGTTCTTATTAAACAGTACCTACCAACAGAAATCAAGAGTGACCTTATAGAAGGTGTAACTCAAATAGTCGCAGAAGAAAACAGTTTCACCGCTAGTCAAGCTAATGTAAACGCATTGTTTCATGGTTTCTTAGTTGTTAATTATTCAGATATAGAGTTTGAAACGATTAACAGAGAAACTGCTATTAAAGTTTATGACTACTTCGAAAGCAATGGTTACATGGAGAAAGTTATAGCAGCAATACCAAAGTCAGAATATTCCTCTTTATTCGATTACATGACAGAGTCAATAAACGAGTTAAATAAATATAAACAATCAATGTCCATCGTTGTAGATAAAATAATTGCATCGGTACCAGTGTTAATGGAGCGAGTTCGAGACATATCTAAGGATATAGATTTTGAGGAATTAGGAATTATAAAAGATATATATTCTAAACTAGGTTAAGCGAGTCCGTCCATTTATATGGGCGGACTTTTTTTTGTGAGAAAGAAGGTTTAAGAATGTCACATTATACCGGTGGAAATAAAGTCATCGCAAAAGAAGCGGCTGCGAGTAGGGCGGCCTTATTAGAATCAGAAAAACTAATGAGAAAAATGTACTCTCATTTCGTATCTTCGTCTAAAGTAACAAAAACTACTGAGCTAATGAAGCAAACTGAGAAGCTTAGAGATCAATTTAATAAAGTTTTTACAGAGGACCCCTACATGGCTTTAAAAAACATGTTAAAAGATAGGGTGATAGTGGAAAAAGGTAGCTGGATATCACAAGCACAAACGGCTACTAAGGACTTGAGAAATAGAAAGCCAGAGAGAACAAGAGCAGAGGTGCAGAAAAGATTAGATGCAATTCAATTGCTTCTAAAAGTTTCTATAGAAGTAAGAGACTTAAGAACTTGGAGTAACTCAGCTTCCATTGAATCTGTGATAAAACAGCTTTCCGCCTATGAGAAAGTACTCGCTAAAGGACTCACAGGGAAAAAGAGATATACTTCAAGTGCGAACGACAACCTTTTTAAAGAATTTGGTTCAGCTATGAATGATTTTACTGGATATATAGTCGGTGAAGCTATGGATGAATACGGGATAGATAAGATAGTAGACAAAAGCATTCAAACTTCAGTCAGTATGGTTGGTAATAAGCAAGCTCTTAAGTACTATGTAGACGAAAATTTTGAGACTAAGTCAAGAATGAAGAATCAAGTTTCTGACTTGGAGGTAACGAGGGTTGTTGGAGGAGAGAAGTACCGAATAAACATTAGTGCAAAGATGAGAAATTTCGGTCATTTTAACAAAGACAATTCTTTAAATGGTGCTAACTTTAGACCAGAAGTTACGCTTCAAGGCAACGTTGGTTTCAATAGAGTAATTGCCATGATAAAAATGGGTCCGTATGCACAAGAGTTTTACAGGTTTGCAGCTGCAACCTTTAATTATAATAGATATCCAGAGGACAATATTATATTTAGGTTTACAAGGTCTAACCAGAAGTCTCCTACGGAATATTTAAAAACACTCTCTAATATGATTTGGCTGTCAACCTTCCAGGAGTCTTTTGGTTTAGGTGCTAATCAAGGACAGTTAATATCCGCAATGATAATTAATAAGAAAATGTATACACTACAAGATATTTATCCAAGATCAGTCGCTGAAGTATCGCTGCACTCAGATAACAGTCTTTTTTCGAAGAAATTCTCAACAAAGTATATACCATATAATCCAGAACTTACTTTTTATAACGCAGGTTCTAGAGAGCAGTATTTAGTAAAATATCTTGAGTTAAAAGCTCAAGTCAAACTGAAGTCAATGATGATAAGAGAAACAAGCACTTTAATGAAGGGGTGAAAAAATGGCAGCAGATAGAAAATTTAATATTCAATTAGATTTTACAACGAACAAACAAAGTATGGATAAGGCGCTCAGTCAACTTTTGAAAGTTACTAATTCAGTACAATCTCAAGGGATGAAGCTGGGTATTTCACAAAAATCAATAGACTCAACGAAAAAACAAGTAGATATATTAACAGCAGCAATGAAATCTAGTTTTAACAGAGCTACAGGAGAGATAAATTTTGGTAAGGTTAAGCAAGAGCTTATTCTTGCAGGTGTTTCTGTTGATGACCTTAAATACAATTTTAAGAAATTGGGTATAAACGCAACTCAGTCTCTCGATCAAATAGAGCAAGGTGTTGTAAAAGTAAATAAAACAGCTGAAAAGGGAAAGAGTGTCTTACAAGGATGGGGAGAAACTCTCTTTAACAGTGCTAAATGGACTATCACAAGTGGACTTGTTCATAAGGTTCAAGGCGAGCTTCAAAAAGCAGTTTATTTTACAAAAGACTTAGATAGAAACTTGACTGCGATTCGAGTTGTATCTGGCAAGAGTGCTCAAGATATGGCGGCTTTTGCAATAGAAGCGAACAAGGCAGCGTCAGCCTTAAAAACAACTACGAATGAATACGCTGCAGCTTCACTAGTGTTCTTCCAACAGGGTCTTACGGCTGATAAAGTTCAGATTATGACAGAAGCTACCGTTATGTCTGCTAGATTAGCAGGAGAAACGACAGAAGAGATGTCAAACCTTTTAACATCTACAGTAAATGGATATAGAATTGCGGTTGAAGATGTTTCATCTGTAACAGATAAATTCGCAGCTGTCGGTGCAGGTACTGCGGCAGACTTCCAAGAGTTGGCAGTTGCAATGTCAAAAGTTGCATCTATGGCGAACATTGCCGGAATTCCTATTGAGAGTTTAACGGCTCAAATAGCAACAATAGTTTCAGTAACGAAAGAGTCTCCAGAAGCAATCGGAACATCTTTAAAGACTATTTACGGTAGAATGTTAGCGTTTAAAAACGATATCAATGGAAACATCGTAGACGAGGACGGAGAGTCTTTTAGCGCTCCAGCTGTAGAGAGCGCTCTTGCTAAAATGAGTGCGGCTACAGGTCAGACGATTTCACTTTTTGAAACAGTAAATGGAAAGAAGACGCTGAAAGACGTTGGATCAACGATAGAGGAAATTGGTAACGCTTGGGGATTAGTGACAGACAAGTCTATTAAAGCCGGAGTAGCAACAGCTCTCGCGGGTTCGAGACAACAGAACAGACTTTTATCTCTTTTAGATAACTGGAATATGTATAGAGATGCAGTAACTATGGCCGACGAGTCGGGTGGAGCTACTTTAATCCAGCATGCGATTGCGATAGACTCAATTGAAGGTAAAACTTCAGAGCTTCAAAGTACCATGGAAAGCCTTTATATGGAGTTAATAAGCCCAGATGATATGAAAGACATACTTGGGTTCCTCAATGAAGTTGCTAAAGTAGTTAAAAATATAACTAGTTTGGGAGGCGGTTTAACGAGTATCCTCGGTGGTGCTATGGGTATGGTAGGCGGTTCTATTGCTAGCAAAAGATACTCTGCGGACAATCTCTATCGAGCTAGTACAGACAAAGCTCAAGCTGCAGAGCTGCAGAAAAAATTCACACCTCTTTCAGGCCTAGAAAAAGAGGCTTTGGAATTCGATAAAATCTTTGATAAATTAAGCGGCTCCTATACTCAGGGAACTATGGATGGGATGAGAGCAGATGCCAATGAGTTCTTAATGCTCTCAAAAAATGTGGAGTTAGCTGAAAAATCGGTTGAAGATCTCACTGATGCATATCAAGAGTATTTAGCAGCTAGTAGGAATATATCTAAAGGTATCGTAGTTGAAATCGATAAAAACGGAAACGAAAAAGTCTCTAGCACAATATCGAGAAAATTTGGGGTTGGGCCTAAAAAGGGCGAGAAAGATAAACGAGTTAGTTATAGTGAGTATATGTCGAACGCAGACAATAGTTCGAAGCTTCTAGGGTCGATAGGACATAAAGGGTCAGCCGGCTTAACAGACGCTGTTAAAGAGACTATAGGCGCAATGAAGTCAATGGGTCTCGATCAAGCGGAGAAAATGGGGGTTGTTGGATACGAGTCAGCTATGAATGATGCCTTTGAAGAAGCTTATCAAGAAATCTTTGAGCATGTTAACGAGGCTGGAGAAGAAGGCTTGGCAACAATCAAAGAAACGGCTGATGCGATAAAAAAATACGAAGCAAAGATTATCAGTGTTATTGGGCAACCAACTGATAATGTCGAAGAGTCAAAAAAACTAGCTAGAGAAAAAGGCGAGGCTGTAGCCAAGAGAGCAAAAGAGATGGAAAAGAATGCGATCGCGGCTGAAAAAGCAGCGGCTAGAGGTCAGGCGGCTTCAGCACTCTTAATCCCAATGGCGGCTACAGCATTCGATTCTGGAGCAAGCATAGACGAGTTCTTTGTAGGTTTAGCTAAGTCTTCCGGAGCTTTAACTCCTATGATAGTAGATAATATATCAAAAGGAGTCATGGCAGTGGGTGAGGCAGGCGGCGGTTTTAAAGCTGGTGCTGAAGCATTTTTTGCACCTCTCTTATCAATGGGAGCTGCGATTGGCCCGATTGTTATAGGCCTTGCGGCTCTTGCTACAGTTGTTTTTGTGGTAGTTAAGGCAATTGATCGCTCTATTGTAAGCGTAAAAGAGCATAATGAAAAGATTGCTCAACTTGGTTCAGACTCTCAGCTTGCGGCAGATAATCTTAAAGCATTGAAAGACGAACTTACAAACGCAATGGACGCAGACCCTCATTTCGAGGTATCTGACGCAGAGAAAGAGCTTCTTGCTTTATATACGCAACAGAAAGAATTGAAAGACATACAGCTAGATCAAGAGGCTGCAATGCTTGCGTATAAGTTGCAAGAAGCAGCTATTGATGGTGAAGTCATTGCCGGAGACTCTACGAACTTAATTACAGATTCAGATACAAGCTCGACGGACATGTATAGAGAGAGATTTGGTATTGACGAAGACATTAATCTTCTTGTGGGGATGGTTAGCATGTCCGCACTTGATATAATTAAGGGAGGCTTAGACGCTTTTATACACCCGCGTTCTTTTATCCAAGAGAATAAAAAGAGTTTTGATGAGGTGTTCGGAGAGAAAATAAGTCCAACACAAAAGAATGTAGATTTACTTAGTATTGCTCAATCAAATAAGCAAGCCCACCTTGCGACTCTTCGTGGGACAGAGATTGATTCGTACGCCTACAAAGAAGCTGAAGCAGCGATGGCTAAAGACGATGAAGTAATAGCAGAGCTCGGAGTTAGAATCGAGCAGAACATGGTAGACAGGTTAGCAGAATTAAAACTAGAGTACGGTGATGACTGGAACAGTTACACTGAAAACTCTGTACGTCAAACAGATAATGAGTTTTTACTTGGGAGTAGGTTTACAAACGCACTTCACGACCCAGACACCTCAGAAGACATAGTCGAAGAGCTCGAAATAGAAAAACAAGAAGCTGCGGTGCAAGCTGCGATACAGGCTACTCTTGATGATCTATCAGCTCTTGCTGATAAATATTCTGAAATAGAGTCTTCTTACAAACAACTCTCTGAAGCAGAGCAGGAGTTTTCAAACAGTGGAGAGCTAACGAATAAAACAAAACTTGCTTTAATTGAGTCTAATCCTGAGTTGCAGCTCGTAGAAGGCAACGAGAAGGAAATGATGGTTGCAATTGCTAAGCTTCGAGAAGAAGGTCTAGGTGAATTAAAGGAATCTAATAAAGCCAAGTTGCTAGTGAGTGAATCTTACTACACGGCAATAAGAAAAAAAGAAAAAGATAAGTTCAATGTCATTGAAGATTATTATGGATTAGATCTCAGTGAAGCGAATACAATGGCTCAAGCTAAAATAGATATTGAGGAGAGAATTGCAGCTGAGGCGGCTAAAGTAGCAAAGGCGAAGGCGGATCTCTCTGAAGGAGAGCTTCTTGGAGTTGCATATACCGACGATCTTGAGAAGATCATCTCTGAAAGCAATCTTGCTACCGAGGCATTTGAAGCGATTCTTTTAGTCATGAGTGGCGGGGATCAGATTTCAGAAGAGATTAGAAAA